CGGAAGAGCGAGATGCGCTGGAGGATACCAGGACGCAGACCACCGGTGTTGACACCAACTGACGGGAAAGCATAAGCCATGACGAGACCTCAAGGTTGAGCACCCTAGGGTGCAGGTTTGTTACTTAGGGGGCCGGGACGTACTGAACGTTCGCAGGCTGGAACCGCATGAGGCACTGCTGGCTCGAGGCAGCATCGGTCAGGGCATAGCCCCAAATCCAATCGCCCTCCACTGGCGCTTGCTCAGATGCCGAGACAAACGTGCCGTCTGCATCGTTGATGTCGATGAAGAGGAAGTCGCCTGCGTATACGTTAGCGTAGGTGCTGATGAGCACCTGCACGACGCAGCCCAGCTGGTCCACAAGCTCAAGCGAGGCGTCACCAATCTCAGACGGGTAGGTGCCCGGCGTAAGGCTGTCAGTGCCCGTCACGATGATGCCGTAGGGAACGTTGGTGGCAACACTAGCGATTGAGATTGTGTTTGCAGCTGTAAGGTACACGCCACAACCTTCACGGCTGGTCATGTCCGAACCAATCAGGTTGATGATGTTCGGTGTCTTGTAGGTGGTTGCGCCGAGAGCCATGGCTTAGACCTGCTTGATGTACGGCGCGAAGCGGCCGAGGAACTGACCACCGGCAGGAGCGGCCGTGAGCGCGTAGCCCCACACCCACTCGCCAACCGTGCCAGCAGCGGCAATGAACTGGCCAGAGCCGTTGACCTGGAGCGAGTCGCCAACCGCAATCGCGCCCGCACCAGCCTGAAGCTGGATGACCGCGCCGTAGGCATCGACAATCTCGAGCGCGCCGGCAGCGACCTGACCGGTGTAGGTGCCAGAGACCGAGGCAGCGCCAACAACGACAACGCCGTAGGGGAGCTCCGTCTGCACGGTCGATAGACCGATGGTGCCCTGCGCAGTGAGCGTCACGCCACAACCCTCGCTGCCCGACAGGTCAGCGGTGATGAACGTAATCTGATTGGGGGTCTTGTAAGTAAGGGGTCCGAGAGCCATGGTCAGTCTCCTTGCCCGTCATGGGCAGTTGGTTGTTAGTTGCTACCGCGAGTCGACTTCATCTCGAGCACCGCATCAGGAGTGCGGCCCATCGAGAGCCACGAGGCAGCGAGGCCGACCGTGATGCTCTCCTTGGTCGCCAGCTGCGTGATGAGCGCCCACTGGTCGTCGTCGGACAGGTTCGCAAAGTGCTTGCTGCCCGGCTTGAGCGCCTCACCGAGGTTGGCCTCACGCGAGCCAACGCCAACCGGCGCAATCGTGCGAGGAGCAGGCGCCGCAGTCTTGACCGAGATGCCAGGAGCGAAGTCAGCGAGCATCGCCTCGAACTTGCCCTTGCCGGCAACGAACGCATCAGCGAGCATCGACTCGGTGGCCGAGCTCACCTTGCGGTTGCCGAGGGCCGAGCGAACATGAGCCAAGGCAGCAGTGCGCTTGGCAACCGCCAGCTCACGCTTGAGCTTGATGACCTCCGACAGGAGAGCCTCGTCGTCCTTCGGCTCCTCCTCGATGGCCTCGTCCTTGACCTCCTCAACAGCCTCCTCGATGCCCTTGGCCTTCTCGAGCTCGGCAATCGCCGCTGCCTCGATGGCCTCGGCCTCCTCGTTGAGGTCGGGGTTGGCTGCATGCGCCTCGGTGTGGAGCTCCGGAAACAGCTTGGCAATCAGCGCAGCAGCAGCCGCCTCGTCAAGGCCAGCCTCGGCACAGTATGCAGCGCAATCGTCTTTGGTCATCGCCATGTTAGCACCCTCTGAAAGTGATACGCCGCGCATGTCTGCAACGGGCACCTGTTGTGACTTGATTTGCGGGATGGTCACAAAGCTGACCTCACCGATGGCAAACGGGTAGCTGGGGCTGTCGTCCAGCTCAGTGCCTGCCCATGCACGGATGTTCGGTGACACATAGGGCACCTCACCCGCATCGAACGCCGCTGCCCACTTTGGACTCGTGATGTCGAGCCCACCGTAAATCATGCGTGAGCTCGGCTGCCTGATGCCATGCTTGGCCGCCTCGGCCTTGGTCAGGACCACGATGCGACGCAGGTAGCCTGCCGCCGTGCCGTCCTTGTTGTGCTCCACCGCAATCGCAGGAGCGTAGTCAGACAGCCAACGCTCGAGAGACTCGACCGCGTCATCGAACCGGAACTGCAACTTGTCGGCATCCGTCTCGGCTGCGTCAAAGCGCCAGGTAGTCCCATGCGCGTTGATGCTGCCCTCGGGCAACAGAGACACCCAGCGAAGCCCGGTGTCGTCACCGAGGTTCACCTGCTGGGTCTTGAGCTTGAGACGGGATGCACGCATGCCCACCTCTTTGCACCCTATCTCAAGCCACTTCTACCCCCTTGCACTGCGGTAGTGCTGTGCTAGTGCGGCAACCGCTGCGCTACTGCGGCACCATCAACACGGGCGGTATTCTTTTGGCGACTCTCACCAGACGACAACGCATGGTCCTCGATGCTCTACTCATCTGCCATCGCAAGCCGCTCATGCACCCCTCTCCTCGCTGGCTTGCCAACCACATCGAGCACTGGGGCGAGAAGGCTGTTAGGGCCGACATCGCCAACCTTATCGCCCTTGGACTAATCGAGGATGTTGAGGTCGGCACCGGCTCGGCTCCGTCCAAGTACAAACTCCACCAGTGCGACTGCACCTACTGCACCTCGAGGCCCTCATGAGCGACAACTCTTTCAAGCCATGGCAGCTGCCCCTCTCGGCCGAGGCCAAGGCCCGCGCCATCAGCCACATCAACGAGCGGCACGAGACACTCCTGGCTGTTGGCCCCGTCGTCTTTGCCAGCATGGGCAGGCAGGACAAGGCACGCTATGCCCACATCCAGCTGCTCGCTCATGGGTACGAGGCCGAGCTCTACAACGAGCCCGCGCCAGACTAGCGTGAGTAGATGGCGAACCAGCCGCACCTGCATCGACCCGCGCCACCAAGGCAGTTAGGGTCGGGCAACGGAGGCAGCTCGAGGCCAACACCAGGCGTCACATAGTCCGACACCTTCACTCGCTCGCCCGTGTCAGCAGCTGCACAGATGCTGCACCGCTTGCCGTCGGGGATGCTCGAGCGAACAACGAAGGTAGGCACCGCGCCAACCGCCGTCGGGGCCTGTGCATACGTCGCCGTGCGTGCTGCCGCCTCTACCATGTTCCGGCTATCTCGAGCCGAGTCGAGCAGGCCGAGCGGAGTGATGCGGCTCACCCATGTGGCAGCGTCGGCACCAGCCAGCAGCGCATTCTCAACCTCAGTCTGCACGCGGTTGGTGATGGTCTCGGCCGCCGTCTGTGTCAGAGCTGCCGCTTGAGCGAACTGCGCATTGCTCATGGTAGCCATGGCCGCGCTCGCATCGGCAACCTCGGCTGCCGGCATCGTGTTGGCAGGTGCATCAGGCAGCGACTTGCGTGCCTCGTCCAGGACATCGCCCTGCACAGCCGTGCGGAGCTGGGCTGCGTTGTTGGACAGCGCCTTGCTGTAGAGGTCCAAGAACTTGTAGTAGATGATGTCTCGCTCGCCTGCCTGCCAGCCGTTCTTGAGAGCCTCCTTCACCGCGCCTCGATGAGCCGAGGCAATCGCCTCAATGCTCATGCTTAGCTTGGCATCGAGGTCCTGCCGCGACTCGGCCAAGGTCACCCAGCCGACCACGAGCTCCTCTGGCCGCAGCTCACGAGGGGCCAAGAACTCCTTGCCGTCGCCTCCGACTACTAAGACTCCTTCACCTTCGCCGTCGCTCAAGTCGCCACTGCCCTCGATGCAGCCCTCGCCTAGCCGTGCTGCCCGGTGGTGAGCTGCCGAGGCATAGGCCATCATCAGGCCACGCACCCACTGCTTGCACGCCTCGCCGCCTCGCAGCTGGTACGAGTGCCACGACGCGCCCTTGTCGGCAAACGACTTCGTGCTGGCTACCCTCGGCAGCGTGGCGCTAAACCACTCAGCCAGGCGCATGACCCGGGACCATGCCAACCGCTTGCCGGCTGCGAGGTCACGCGCAATCAACAGCGCCTCAGTGTCAGAGGTCTTGCCCTTGCTCACCGACCGATGAGCCTCGAGCGCCGCAGCTGCTGCCGAGCGCACCGAGTCAGGCACCACCACATCAGGACGCTCTGCAAGCGAGGCCGACAGTATCACCGCTTGGTCGGCCATCATCGTCTCGCTGGCCGCCGTCGACACTGGCTTGAACGCGCTGCTGTCGCCAATCACTGCCGGCACCTCGATGTTCTCGCTCACCTGCACCTGCGGCACTACCGCAGACGCCGTCTCTGGTGAGGCAGGGGCCAAGCCCTCAACAGGCGCTGCCATCGGCTTAGGCATAGCCAGCTGCGCTGCAATCATCGAGTCGGCCGTCGTGCGGCTCATGCCTGCCGAGACCAGCAACAGAGCAGCCGCCTCTGGTGCGAGAGGTGACGGGTTGGCCGGGCTTGCCGTCAACATGCCGAGCACCTGCTGCGCAATCTGAAGCGAGCCGACAAGCAGCGGGGCAGGCGTATCTGCATCGACCTCGACACCCTCCTGCACCGGCAGCTCTGGCGCCCCAATCACCTTGCGTGCCCATGCCTCGTCGCCGGGACCGCGTGTCAGCAGGCCTGCCTGGACACCTTGCACATAGGCTGCCCAACCGTCCATGCCCGTCGTCATCTCGGCCGACTGCACCTGCACGCGAGGAAGCTTGCCCGTGTAGCCTACGTCTCTGGCAAGCCAGTGGAACATGCCACGGCTCGCACGGTCAAACACGTTGTTGAGCCACGCCTTGGCCTTGCGACCTGCTGCCCCGTCCAAGGTCTCGGCCATCGCACGAGAGCCGAACTGAGCAATGCCAGCCAGCGGTGCGTTGAGCTTCTTCTCAATCTGACGGTCCCAGTACTCGAGCTGCTCGATGATGGCAGGAGGCGTGCCAGACGGGTAGCGCATCTCCACGTCGACCTGCTTAGGCCGCAGAAGGTACTTGCGCTGGCCGTCGCTGAACTGCTGACCAAACGTGTTGAACGCATCGATGTCGTCCTCGGTGACGCTCGGCTCGTAGGCAATGTCCAAGAAGCCCCAGCTCAGCTGGTTGTAGATGCCTGCGTTGATGGCAATCTGCTTCCAAAGCTCGAACGGCTGCAGGCAGTCACGCAGCATCGACCGGCCCTCGAACTCCATTGCGCCGGCAGTGCCGTAGACCGTGTGCACCAGCTGGTCGGCATCGAGGTCGTCATAGCCGTTAGGCGTCGAAAACCGTGCACCGCCAAAGAGGTGACCGTTGGGGCGCCACAGCATCACCGCATTGTGCGCGACTGGGTACCACTCAATCTGCGTGTCGTTGAGCCGGCGAGGGAACATCAGGCCAAAGCCCATGAACGTGTCGAGCAGAGGGTAGCTCCAAAGAGCAGAGCCGCCCTCAATCATCCCCTCGTAGACCACAGCATCCTCGATGCAGGCAGCGCGGCAGAGGTCCATAAACGCCAGCTCCTCGGTGCCAGGTGCGCGGTTGTGAGTCCACACCACCTCCTTGGGCAGAGCCGAGCCCTCGTTGATGGCCCAGTAGACAGCAGCTGCGATGCCAACGTGCGTCTGCATCATCTCCTGGTACTTGCCCGGCAGGCCGCCAACACCGCGCCGGTCCATCGGCAGGAATGTCAGATTCGGGTCGGCATCAGGCAGGCCACCTCGAGCGTTACGGGCGCCAGACATGTTGACGCGGGCGCTCGC